GAATTAAAAAATTATTATTCTTCTGTTGACGATCTACCGAAGTGGGTACAAGAGAGACTAGCAGTTTTGTATTTGCTTGATCCCTACAAAATCAACGATAATGTTGATAAGGTTGGTCGCCGTATAAATAGAGATGTGTTTTGGATTTATCCTAATTCATAAATAAAAGTACAACGCCGTTGTACAAAAGTATGGCGGCGTTGTACAACGAAGGAAGAGCGATGATTTATTTTTTGGGCGCGGATTTTTCCGCGTTTGATGCCAGTTCCCACAAGAAGCGGGGAGCCTTATGACGCCCGAGGCAAAAGTAAAAGCCAAAGTGCGTGAGGTGTTAAAGAGATTCGGTGCGTACTACGTTATGCCTGTAACCGGAGGTTATGGGAGGCAAGGTGCGCCCGATTTTCTTGTTTGTTACAAAGGTAGTTTTATCGGCGTTGAGTGCAAGGCAGGGAAAGGAGTGACAACCCCACTCCAAGAAAAAAACTTGCACAACATTCAAGAAGCCGGAGGACATGCACTTGTGATAAACGAGAACAACTTAGCAGACCTTGAAGGTCTATTACTTAAATTAACCAAGGAGCAACTATGAGTAACTACGAAAAGATTTATGAGTTTGTTAAGAAGAACCCAAACAGTAATGCCTCTGTCATAGCAAAAGCGTTGAACATTGACGCACGAAAACAAAATATATATTCAATGCTGAAACCTATGGTAAAGCGTATGCAATTATTTAAGACGAGAAACAAGAAGTATGTCGCTGCACCACATTTTCACATACCTAATTACAAAACTGTTAAACCACGTAAGCCAGTAGCGCAAGTGTTGAAAAATATGGATAAAGCAGCTAGCCGTATGCCGCTTTATTCTGAAAGTAATCATCAGCCATCGGCCCTTGAAAAGATTTTTCAGGCAGAGATTGAGTATATTGATTCAGGGATTGAATCGCTACAAATTACTAGGTCTTACATCCAACGTCGTATTGAGCAAATCCGAGCCAATGGAAAAGCCTGAGTACAAATCAAAGTACTACAAACCTGTGAAAATAAAAGAAGGCGACTGGGTTGTCATTCTGAAAACCAAAGAGAAAGGGTGCGTTCAGCGGATACTTAATGATGGGGAGCGAGTAGCAGTCCTCATCCCAAATGCCGATGATTGGCCCTTTCCTCGTTGGGTTTGGATTGATACCGAGAAGGTTCGTAAAGCATCAGCGCCGAAGCCCAAGAAAGAGCCGGAGCCGACCGCTGAAACAATGACATCTTTACTTGGAGAATCCCCCCTGTGAGAACTACTGCATGGGCAATTAAAACCAAGGTGGGACTCGTACGACCTACTGACCAAGAGTTTTGGGAAGTACGAGTTCCTCTTTTCTTTCGTACAAAGAAGTTAGCAGTTGAGTATCTGCGTACGCATGTAACCTACGGCAAGGGGGTTCCTGTCAAAGTGGAGTTTGAAGTAAGAGAGGTAGATCAATGGAGAGCAACATGAGTGCAAACGAAGAACAAATTGGTGGCAATCACTATAAGGAGTTAAAGATACAACCGTGGGATGCGATGGAAGCGTGGCTTACCCCTGGGCAGTTTCGCGGGTTTTTACTTGGGTCAGCGATTGCGTATCTCGCACGAGTGAACACCAAAGGCGTTGATGGTAAAGGGGGACTTCAAGACATTAAGAAAGCCAAACATTACCTTGACAAAATTATAGAACTTGAAGATCAATGACACCACCAAAAGTAGTTTACCCCCAAGTTAAAGTGACAAACTTTGATGAGCCTTGCGCGGTTTCTTCAAGTTGTTTTTCTTTTAGCATTAAAAAAGCACATCAAAGAAAGTGGCTTAAAGATAAGAAGTTATACGAAGCAAAAACAAATCTTGGTGATCGCGTGATGACTCCGGTTACAATAGTTGGTGATTCTGATAAGGTTGTGTATCTCATGGATATAATTACAGGTTCGTTATACGACTTTGATACCAAACGATGCCTTACGTCAACGCACATAAAGATGAAAAAGTTTGCGCCGAAGCCTAATTTAGTCAAGACTTTATTAGAAAAACATCAGGAGCAGCCATGAAAGATTTAATTGATTTCAAGAAAGTTTGGGATTGGTGTGCGTCCAAGTGGCGCACATCATTTGGTTGTGTCGTGCTTGCCGTGGTTGCTTTTGTAGCAGGTATAGCATGGGAGTCCAAGCAGATCACTGAGGACTGCCGCTTTATGGGATCGTTCCGTGACGGAGCGCAGGCGTATAACTGTCAGCCGAGGGTGAGATGAGTAAAAAATCATTAGACGCATTGGGCGTTGCAATAACAAACGCAGGGTATACGTGGACACCTGAGATGCGAAGCGCCTACGAAAAAGGTATTCGTGAGAGTGAATGGGTTGGGCTGACGGATGAGGAAATTGAGGAGTGCAAAATCAACGGCGGCTTACCACACGCTATTAATTGGAGGCTCTCGGTAAAAGTTATGGAAGCCAAACTAAAGGAGAAGAACACATGAACACATTACATACAAAAGAAAAATGGCAGTACAACGAAAACTTTAACTGGAAAACGCATCCGTTTAGCATCAGTGCGCGTAAGCGTGGGGTTCACTCTGCGGTGATTGCCAACATTCCAGTTCGTGCAACTATACCGCCACAAGAACAAATGGCTAACGCTAAGTTGATTGCCGCCGCTCCTGATTTATTAAACGCCCTGAGAGACATGTTGGCTTGTGTCTACGACGAAGAACGGGATGACGAAACGATCAAAGCCGTAGAAGCCGCTCGCACCGCAATAGCAAAAGCGACACGCCAAGGATTTAGGAGAGGCGCATGACCGACCTACGCAAAGCAGCAGAGATGGCGTTGGAGGCTTTGGAAGGACTTGTTAAGTATGACAACCACGGGATGGCTTATGCAGAGCAAGATGCAGAAGGACTTTCATCAATCGCCGCATTACGCCAAGCACTAGCGCAGCCGGAACCGGAACCTATGTCTTATGTGCCGGGGTTTTATCGTGGCGAAAAAATTAGTCTGTCAAGAATCAAGTTAGGAGAAAGATTTGTTTTGGTCAGAACAGGGCAGATTTACTCTAAGACAAAACATGGTTATTGGAATGAAGAGGAGCAAAGATCAGCAAGGTTACATTTGAACTGTCAAGTTCAATTAATTAAGGAGAAGAACACATGAGAAAACTACTAGCCACACTGCTGTTCGTCCCTACGATGGCTCATGCTGAGTTTTGGACGGGTAACAGACTTTACGAACGGTTATCCAGTAGTGATGTTACAGACCGGATCCAAGCTATGGGTTATGTCATGGGAGTGTATGACGTTGCAGTGCATTTGTTTTTCTGCCCCCCGGGTAGCGAGACCAATATTACTGCAGGTCAGGTGCGAGATATGGCGTTTAATTGGCTTGGTAACAATCCGCATCGTAGGAACGAGTCTGCCGAGAAGTTAGTAGTTGAGGCGTTTAAACAAGTGTGGCCTTGTCGCAATCGTGGTGGCGGGGGTACAAGATTATGAAAATAATTCTTTTTGGTGCAATCCTTGGGACATTTTATTTTATGGTGGATAGTGCTATCGAGCGATCTTATAACCGTGGGTTTGCCGAGGGCCGTGGCATGGCACTTAAAACCAACCCGCCATCCGAAGAATTAGAACTTGTTTGTGCCGGACTATGGGTTGGTGAACAGAACAAAAAGTATTTTAAGAAAGACCGTAAATGAATACGATTGTTGTTGACTTTGAAACTTATTACGACAAAGACTTCAGCCTCTCCAAGCTGACTACCGAGGAGTACGTGCGTGATCCGCGCTTTGAAGTTATTGGAGTAGCGGTGAAAGTTAACGATGGGGAAACTGAGTGGGGTAGCGGTACACACGATCAACTTAGAGAATGGCTATCAACTTTTCCTTGGGATAAGTCTTTAACTATCGCCCACAACACCATGTTTGATGGGTCAATATTGAAATGGATTTTTGGTATTGACACTTATATTTGGGCCGACACCATGTGTATGGGCCGTGCGTTGCACGGGGTCGAGACAAGTGCATCGTTGAAAGCCTTAGCCGAGAAGTACGAACTTGGTCAGAAGGGCGATGAGGTTGTTCGTGCGATGGGTAAACGCCGACTTGACTTCTCTGATCAGGAGTTATCTACTTATGGTGACTACTGCGTAAATGATGTAGAACTTACCTATAAGTTGTTTTTTAAGATGATCAATGGGTTTCCCAAGAAAGAACTAAAACTCATTGACCTAACCTTGCGTATGTTCATAGACCCCACGCTTGAACTTAACTTGCCTTTACTTGAACAGCATTTCTTGGAAGTTAAAGATAAGAAAGATAAGTTGTTACAAGAGTCGGGGGCTGACAAAGATACTTTGATGAGCAACCCAAAGTTTGCCGAATTGCTTAAAAGTTTTGGGGTAGAACCGCCCATGAAAATTAGCCCTGCAACGGGGCAACCGACACTTGCTTTTGCCAAGAGTGACGAAGAGTTTAAAGCCTTAGCCGAGCACCCTGACCTACGGGTGCAAGCGGTAGTAGCGGCGCGGCTTGGTACGAAAAGCACCTTGGAAGAAACTCGTACCCAACGCTTTATTGATATAGCCAAGCGTGGCTCTCTGCCCATCCCAATCAGGTACTACGCAGCCCACACAGGACGGTGGGGTGGAGATGACAAGATCAACATGCAAAATTTGCCTAGTCGGGGAGAGAACGCCAACAAGTTAAAGAAGGCAATTATTGCCCCCGAAGGCTTTGTGATTGTTGATGCCGATTCTGCTCAGATTGAGGCAAGGGTGTTGGCGTGGCTGGCACAACAGGAAGATTTAGTCACCGCTTTCAAGGAGGGTAAAGATGTCTACAAGATCATGGCGTCCGCAATCTATAACAAATCATTGGAAGATATTACAAAAGAAGAACGATTCGTGGGTAAGACTACTATCCTCGGCGCAGGATACGGCATGGGCGCAGTTAAGTTTCAGGCTCAACTTAAGACGTTCGGCGTTGAGGTTGAGATTGATGAGGCCAGGCGCATTATTGAGATCTACCGAAAAACCAACTACGAAATTACAGCCCTGTGGCGTCAGGCCCATGAGGCTCTTCTCTACATATCGCGTGGCGAGGCGGCGGGGTTGGGTAGACCGAGCGTTCTCAAGATAGACGGTCGCCCAGGCATCCGGTTACCAAGTGGGTTGTGGATGCGGTATGACGGGCTGAAAGCTGAAATGGATGAGGAGGGCAGACCGCAGTTCTCATACGAAACCCGACGGGGGCGCACCAAGATTTATGGGGGTAAGGTGATTGAGAACGTGTGTCAGGCTATTGCGCGGTGCATCATTGGCGAGCAGATGATACGCATAGCAAAGAGGTACAAAGTTGTGCTAACAGTTCACGACGCTATCACTTGCATTGTGCCCGACGATCCTGTACAAATAGACGAAGGTGTCTCCTACATTGAGGAGTGCATGCGGTGGGTTCCTGAGTGGGCCGAAGGGTTGCCAGTTAATTGTGAGTCGGGAAGAGGGAAAAGTTATGGAGAGTGTTAAGAAAAATGTGGACTACGCGCCGCACCATTTAGAAGCGCAAAAGAAATTAAAAGACGCCCACGAATTGTTAAAGCGTA